AATAGTATTAGATAGTATAGGGAAAATGATTACATGGATTAAACAGTCTGAAAAAGAGAGGGTTCAAATCCCTTTTCAAGATAAAAGCACTTGTTTTGAATTCAAAGCTAACTTAGTGTTTGAAGATGGACAAACCTACGTAGAGGTCATTGACAGAAAATATAATGATACTTTAGTTCACGTTTCAACTTGGGAAAGAAATCAGTGGAAACTCTTTGGGTTGATTCCTACTAGATTCTTAGGAAAAAAGATTTCTACGGTAGAGATCTCTAATAACTGTGGATTCAGTAAAGTGTTCGTAATAGACAACAAGAAGGCTAACCGTAAAAGGTCTAAGCAATGAATCTTACGGGTGCACTCGCGTAGATCGAATACATAAACATATATAAGTATACAGATTCTGATAGTATCCTTTAGACGCTTTAAAATGAGTTAGTCAGTAAACAAAGTAAACAATAAATAAACAATCATTGTTTCTTCTACACAACTAATGTTCATAAGGCTTTGCTCAGGAATAAACAATGTAAACAATAATATATAGAAACTTTTGAAAAGGAGTGTAATAGTACTAATACCATATAAATAGCAGTATTACGACGAATTAAAGTGTTACAAAGTATTGTTTCTATTGTTTCTTGTTTCTCCTAATCATAAATATTTTTCAAAATTAATTGAAAAAAAATTTTTAAATGTTATTTTAATAGTTACTTTTGGATCAAAATTACACGATGAATAAAATAGATTTGAAAAAAATCATAGAAGACCAAGGATTAAATATCAAAGAGGTCGCATTAGAGTTGTTCCCTACGAACAAATATTCAAAGCTTGCGCTGGACAGGGTTATAAGAGGAGAAGCTTTTTTAGACTCTAACCAAATAAGTAAGTTATCAAGTCTTACTAGAATACCTATTCAATTCCTTTTTTCCGAAGACAAATGGGAAAAGAAGGCTAAGGATAAAATGGTGATATTCACTTCGGGAAATTATAGAGCTGAATTGAATACCTCTACTAACGTGACTCGTATATTCCATGAGACTTCTCTGTTTCACGAATCCTTATTACACACAAAGTCCATTCCTTTGAATGAATATTTATCCGAACTAGAACAAATAATAATCAAATATAATAAATCATGAATCTAAAAATCAAAATGAGCGTGGACACAAGTTGTCCGGAACAGGTAGGGGGACTAATTAATTTTCTTCAGGGATTAAACGGAAAAGAGACAAAGTCTCCATCTAAGGAAACCCCTGTTTCCCCTTTGCAGGATTTTCTTTCAAAACAGGGGTTTCCCTCTGTGAAAGAAAAACCCTCAAAAAAGGAAAAAACTGAAAAGGAACCTGAAGTAGATCAAAAAGCCGCTAACAAAACAGAGGTGGAGGATCCTAAAGAAATTACAAATATTAAAACGGAAGAGGTTAGGGCTTTAGTTTCTGCAAAAGCCGCCGATAACAGAAAAGAAATAAAGGCGGAACTTACTCGACTTAAAGCTTCCAATGTGACGTCTTTAGACAAGAAACACTATGAGGAATTTGTTGAATTCCTAAAAGCTCTTTAATATGAGTTCTCAAAAGAAAATCGATCACAGTGCAAGAGCACATGCACTGTTGTCGGCTTCGGGGTCTTCCCGATGGATGAATTGCACTCCGAGTCCTGTTTTAGAATCTAAGTTCGAAAGTCACTCTTCTTTTTACGGAGAGGAGGGAACCTTAGCCCATGAATTTGCAGAACTCAATTTGAAACTACAACTGAGTCTAGTAACTAAGACCGAATATAATAAGTTAGTAAAGCCATTCAAAGCTAATCTTCATTATTCAGGAGAAATGGAAACAGAGGTTCAGAAGCATGTAGACTATGTGATCCAACAATTTACAGAAGCGAAAAGACTCACCAAGGATTCTATATTGATGATAGAACAAAAGGTAAACTATTCTGAATATGTGGAAGAAGGATTTGGGACCTGTGATGATGTGATAATAGCTGATAGAGTTTTAGAAGTTATAGATTTAAAATACGGGAAAGGAATCAGAGTCTCAGCTAAGGATAATCCTCAATTGAAATTATACGGGCTGGGAGCTCTATGTGAAAATGAAATTCTTTTTGACATAGATGTAGTTAGATTGACTATCGTTCAACCGAGATTGGATTCTATTTCTTCTTGGGAAATAAGTGTAAAAGATTTAAAAGAATGGGCGGAAAAAGAACTTAAGCCTAAAGCCAAATTGGCTTTCAAAGGGAAAGGAGAATTAAACTCTGGAGAGTGGTGCAGATTCTGCAAAGCAGCACCTAGATGTAGCGCATTAGCTAAACAGAGCTTAGAAGTTGCTAAAGAAGAGTTTTCTGATCCTAAAGTTCTAACGGACAATCAACTCATTGAAGCATATAAAAAATTCTCTACCATATCGAGTTGGATGAAGGAAGTTAGTTCTTATTTATTAGCGGAAGCTTTAGCAGGGAAAACATGGCCAGAACACAAACTGGTACAAGGCAGAAGTAACAGAGTGTGGACAGACACGGAAAGAATAGAAGAAATACTTAAGAAAAAGAAATTCTCTAGAAAAGATTATTTATCTCAGCCTTCGCTTTTAGGAATAGGAGCAATAGAGAAACTAGTAGGGAAAGACAAATTTCACTCTATGTTTGAATCTCTATATGATAAACCTCCAGGGAAACCTACCCTCGTTCCCGAAACGGACAGGAGACCGGAATTCTCTGTCTCAGATGCAAAGTCGGATTTCTCTGAATGAAAATAATTTTATAAAATTTTTAAAAAAAAGTTTTATTCCTAACTAAAAGTTTTATAGATTAGCAAAGATAAAATATATAAATTAAAAACTAGAAAAAAATGACAAAAGTGATTACAGGAAAGGTGAGATTTAGTTATCTCAATGTTTTCGAGCCAAAAGCTATCAACGAAGGAGATACTCCTAAATACGGGGTATCTTTAATCATCCCTAAGAAGGATAAGGCTACCATTAAGAAAATTGAAAAAGCGATCCAGGATGCTCTTGAAGAAGGAAAGACTTCTAAATTCGGGGGTAAAATTCCTAAAGGGTTTAAGAATCCTCTTCGAGACGGGGATGAGGAAAGAGAAGACGATGAGGTTTATGCAGGATGTATGTTCGTAAATGCGAATAGCCCTCGAAAACCTGGGCTTGTGGATGAAAATTTAGATCCCGTCATGGACAAAGGGGTAATGTACAGCGGATGCTACGGTAGAGCATCAGTGAATTTCTACGCTTTCAATTCAAACGGTAACAAAGGAGTTGCTTGTGGATTAAACAATCTTCAAAAACTTGAAGACGGAGAAGCATTAGGAGCTAACATATCTACTGCTGAAGATGATTTCGGAGGAGAAGACGATCTAATGTAAATTGATCTTAAAGAGAGGGATTCATATTCCTCTCTTTTTAACGGCAGTGTAGCTCAGTAGGTAGAGCGTTCTCACACTCATAGAGTTCTCGGGAAAAGTCAGAGGTTCGATTCCTTTTACTGCCACAAAAAAAACAAGCAAGCAAATGATCAAAAAACTACACATAGACATAGAGACTTACAGCTCTGTAGATATCAAGACTTCCGGATCTTACAAATATATGGAATCTTTGGATTTTGAAATCCTTATGGTTGCTTTTGCATTTGACGAGGGACCTATTCAAATTATAGATTTAGCTTTAGGTGAAAAATTACCCCGAAAATTCATAAAAAACTTAACGGACCCTAAAGTAGAAAAGCACGCACACAATGCTAACTTCGAGAGAAATGCTTTCAGGACTTACGGATATGATGTACCAATAAAACAATGGAAATGTACAGCTATAAAAGCTGCTTATTGCGGACTCCCTCTCTCCCTTAAAATGGTTTCAAAAGCTTTAGAGTTAGAGGACAGAGGTAAATCTTCTACAGGGGAATCACTCATTAGGTTTTTCTGTAGTCCTATAAAAGCAACTAAAGCAAACGACCACAGAGTTAGGAATTTTCCTAAACATGACATGGAGAAATGGGAGGAATTTAAACAATATTGCGTACAAGATGTAGAGGCGGAAAGAACTATAGATAACATTTTAATGAACTATAGACTTCCGTTGTTTGAGAAAAGAAACTACATGTTGGATCAAAAAATAAACGATACAGGATTACTTACGGATTTGGATTTTGCCCGTAAAGCTTATGTCATGAATGATAAGTTCTCAACTCAACTGATGATAGAATTCAAAGAGTTAACAGGACTAGAGAACCCTAACAGTCCAGCTCAGCTTAAGAAATGGCTCAGTGATCTAATGCAAAAAGAGGTTACAACATTAGCTAAAGATGGACTCGATGCTTTAATTGAAGAGTCTGAGTTGGACATAGTTAGGAAAGCAATAGGCTACCGTAAAAAACTTTCTAAATCTTCCGTTAAAAAGTATGTTTCTATGATGAATTGTGCTTGTGAGGACGAAAGAGTTCGGGGCCTTTTCCAATTCTATGGAGCAAACAGGACAGGGAGATGGTCAGGAAGACTAGTTCAACTTCAAAATCTGCCCAGGAACTATCTTAAAGATCTAGATGAAGCTAGACGATTAGTAGCTTCGGGAGATTATGATTTAGCTATGATGCTTTACAATAATATAGCTAACATCCTTTCAGAACTTATAAGAACAGCATTCGTCCCTAAACCTAATCACACTTTTGTGGTGGCAGATTTCAGTGCCATTGAAGCAAGAGTAATTTCTTGGCTTGCAGGAGAAAAATGGAGGATAGAAGTTTTCGAAAGTCACGGAAAAATATATGAAGCTTCTGCTTCAATGATGTTTAATGTTCCTATAGAAAAAATAACTAAAGGATCAGATCTTAGACAGAAAGGGAAAACAGCCGAATTAGCTTTAGGATACCAAGGATCCATAGGAGCTATGAAAGCAATGGACAGAGACAACAAGTTGACCGACCCTGAGATGAGAATCATAGTTAAAAAATGGAGAAAGGCGAATCCTAACATAGTTAAACTGTGGTGGAATTTGAACGAGTGCGCAATAGCTGCAGTAAAAAAGAGAACCAAGATTGTATCTAAATATAAAAATCTGGAGTTCGAATATGACGGGACAGCATTGACTATAAAACTACCTTCCGGTAAAAAACTTTTTTATTGGGAACCTAAGATACAAAAAAACAAATACAACAATGAAGCATTAGTGTACAGAGGAGTAGACCAAAAAACTGCTCAATGGGTTTATGTAGACACTTACGGAGGAAAACTCGCAGAAAACATTGTGCAAGCAATTTCCAGAGATTTATTGGCTCACTCCATGTTAGAACTGGACAAAGAGGGATTTAACATTGTGATGCATGTACATGATGAAGCAATAGCGGAACAACCTATTGAAGGGTCAAAACAATCCCTTGAAAAAATGTGTAAAATAATGAGCAAAGACGTTCCTTGGGCGGAGGGATTACCTTTAGGAGCAGACGGTTATGTGACTCCTTATTATAAAAAAGATTAATATGGTCGGAGTATATTACGATAGAGAAAACATGACCGCTCACTTTGACGATCCTCCTACCCTTCTTAAATTGCCCTGTAGTCACTGGTACATAGAAACGGTAGATGATGAAGTAGTAGACTCACTAATAGAAAACGGTTATTTAAATCACGACGTATCACATGATATGCTTAAAATGTTCATAAAAATGGTAAAAACAGATCTGAAAAAATGAAATACGACGATAAAATCGACATTGCAATAGGTATGAGTGCCAGATCTAAAATCTGGAAAAATAAAAAAATGTTGTTTTCAGAATTTGCTCAAAGGTTAAGCGAAGGAAATAGAACTAATGAAACATACAAAGAATACATATCTTCAAGTAAACAGGAGCAAAGTAAAATAAAGGACGTAGGAGGATACGTAGGGGGATATTTAAGAAACGGTAGAAGAAATCCTAAAAACGTAGTCCATAGACAGATATTAACCTTAGACATAGATTTTGCCCATTTAGATTTTTGGGACGATTTCACTCTCCAGTTTGATAATTGTGCAATACTCCATTCAACCCATAAGCACTGTGATGCAAATCCTCGATACAGACTCATAATGCCTTTATCTAGATCGGTTTCTCCCGACGAATATGTAGCAATTTCCCGACAAATAGCAGGGACTATGGGGATTGATCTGTTTGACAACACAACGTTTGAAACCAACAGATTGATGTTTTGGCAATCTAATCCGAGAGATGTAGATTACTATTATAAGCTACAAGACGGACCATGGGTGGATGCGGATGAAATATTAGATTCTTATACAGACTGGAAGGATACAAGTTTATGGCCTACTGCTACTAAAAAGCTACATGAATTGCAAGGAGATTCTAAAAAGCAAGAAGACCCGGAAAACAAAAAAGGGATAGTAGGAATATTTTGTAGGAGCTATTCTATCTCTGAAGCGATAGAATCTTTTTTACCGGAGATATATTTGACAACTTCAATCACTGATAGGTACACCTACACTAAAGGTTCTACCTCTGCAGGTTTAATAGTTTACGAAGATAAATTTGCTTATTCTCATCACGGAACAGATCCTTGTTCGGGTAAACTTTCGAATGCTTTTGACTTAGTGAGATTACATAAGTTTGGTAATTTAGATCCTGAAGATCCTAACCCTAACGTTACTAGAACTCCGAGTTATAAAGCAATGGAAGAGTTTGTTAAGAATGATAAAAAAGCAAAAAAGACTATAGCTTCGGAAAATTTAAGTAGTTCCAAATATGATTTTGCAGAAGATTTAGGGGACGAGATAGAAGAGGAAACAGAGATCGAGTGGATGACAGAACTAGAAGTAGACACCCGAGGGAACTATCTTTCAGGTTCCACCAACATAAATCTAATTTTTTCTAATGACATTCGATTATCTGGAGCATTCAAGGAGAATAAATTCGATAATAAGAGATATATTTTTAAATCTCTCCCTTGGAGAAAAATAATAGGTCATGAACCTATGAAAAATGTAGACTATTCAGGGGTCAGAAACTACATTGAAAGCATATACGGGATCTCAGGGAGTTTAAAAATAGATGACTCTTTGGCTTTAGAGTTTGAAAAAAATTCCTTCCATCCCGTTTTAGATTACCTAAAAGAAGTTAAATGGGACAAATCTCCGAGAATTGATACTTTGCTCATTGATTATTTTGGAGCTGATGACAATTTATATTCCAGGGAAGCTATCAGGAAGACTTTAGTCGGAGCAGTTTCTAGAGTATTTTATCCCGGATGTAAATTTGATTTAGTCTTAACTTTAGTAGGAGAGCAGGGAACCAGCAAAAGTAGCTTCATAAACAAAATAGGTAGGCAATGGTTCTCAGACACCTTTATGACAGTAAACGGAAAAGAAGCTTTAGAGCAAATACAAGGAGCTTGGATCATAGAAATGGCAGAATTAGCAGGACTAAGAAAAGCTGAAGTGGAATCTATAAAACACTTTATCTCTAAACAGGAAGACTCTTTTAGACCGGCTTATGCAAGAACTTCGGAGACTTTCAAGAGACAATGCGTATTCATAGGAACTACTAACAAGAAAGACTTCTTGACCGACCCTTCTGGAAATAGAAGGTTTATGCCTGTGGATGTGATCCCTCATAGAATAACTAAAGATGTATGGGTAGATCTAACCGAGGAGGAAATAGATCAGATATGGGCAGAAGCAGTTCACTTGTGTAGGAAAAAAGAAAAATTATATTTGAGTGATGCGGCAGAAGAGATTGCTAAAAATGAGCAAATGAAGCACAGTGAAGTAGATGAAAGAAAAGGAGTTATTGAACAGTTTTTAGATAAATTACTTCCTGAAAACTGGGACGAGAAAGACCCTATGGAAAGAAGGATGTATGTAGAAGATCCATTATCAGCTAACGGAACAGAGGAAAGAGAATTCGTATGTGTAGCAGAGATATGGTGCGAATGCTTAGGGAAAGACAAAGAGAACATGAACAGGTATACGACTAGAGAGATAAACGATATAATGAAGAGTATAAGCTCCTGGGAATACCACTCTTCAACTAAGAATTTCAAGCATTACGGAAAACAAAAATATTATTCAAAAAAATTATGAAGACAACAATAGAAGCAAAACTGGTACAGGAGACAAGTAAGTCTTGGCTTTTAGATTGCGAAGGGGATGAAGTATGGTTTCCTAAATCTCAATGTACTTTTGATTTCGATAAACAAGAATTGACAGCTCCTGATTGGTTACTAAGAGAAAAATTTCCAAATGAAAACTTTTAAAGTTGAAAGTGAAAAAATATTAGAGCGAAAGCTCAGCAAAGAAATCAAGAGAATAGGTGGTCTGTCGATTAAGTTATTATCTACTCATTTCACCGGATTACCTGACAGGCTTTGCTTGTTGCCTGGAGGGCGCCTATTCTTTATTGAAATGAAAACAACAAAACAAAATCCTCGAAAGATCCAACTGAAGGTCCATAAAATGATAAGGAACTTAGGATTTAAAGTGCTAGTAATAGATACATCAGAACAGATAAAAGATTTCATATCGGAAAATGAATGAGAACCATTTACATCCTTACCAAATAAATTGCAAGTATCACATTCTTGAAAATACCCATTGTGGTCTGTTTCTGGACATGGGTCTCGGGAAAACAGTCTCTACCTTAACGGCTATAAACTATTTGATGTTTGAAGATTTAGACATCAGTAAGGTTCTAGTAATTGCCCCGAAAAGAGTGGCAGAAAGTGTATGGGATGCAGAGTGTGAAAAATGGGATCATCTCAACCATTTTAAAATTACTAAAGTCATAGGATCCGCTAAACAGAGGGAAAAAGCTCTCATGGAGGAATCGGATATTTACTTAATAGGAAGGGATAATGTATCATGGCTATGTGGCCAATATGGAGGATCTATGCTCCCGTTCGACATGTTAGTGATCGATGAAAGTAGTAGTTTCAAATCCCCTAAGTCCCTAAGATTTAAATCTTTGAGAATGGTTCAACCCTCGTTTAAGAGAGTAGTAATTCTTACAGGGACTCCGGCACCTAACGGGCTTATAGATATATGGAGTCAGATATATATGTTAGACAGAGGAGAACGATTAGGCAAAACTATCACGACTTATCGTAAAAACTACTTTAAACCTGGTCAGACCAACGGACACATCGTTTACAATTATAATCTACAGAAGGATTCTGAAAGTGCCATACACAAGCTTATAGGAGATATTTGTATGAGTATGAAAGCTAAAGACTATTTGAATTTACCTGAGAGAATAGATAACTATATTGACATAAAATTTCCTGAGTCTCTTCAAAAGAAATATGATGATTTTGAGAGAGAACAGATTCTGGAAATGCTTTCAGAGGAAGAAGACATTACTGCTTTCAATGCAGCTGCTTTATCCAATAAGCTTTTACAATTTGCAAATGGAGCAGTATATGATTCTAAAATGAATTATCACGAAGTTCACAGTCTTAAACTAGATGCACTGGAGGAAATAATAGAATCATCTAACGGGAAACCGGTATTGATAGCTTACACCTACAGACACGATGTAGAACGCATAATGAATAGGCTTAAAAAGTATAAACCTAAAAAACTAGACGGAGATCAAGACATAAGAGATTGGAACAAAGGAAAAATTCCTATTCTTATAATGCATCCAGCTTCAGGGGGACACGGACTTAACCTTCAATCAGGGGGAAACATAATCGTTTGGTTTGGCCAGACTTGGTCTTTGGAACTGTATATGCAACTGAATGCAAGGCTCCACAGGCAAGGACAAAAAGAGTCAGTTATAGTTCATCACCTGATAGCTAGTAAAACTATAGATCAGGATGTTAAAAGATCTTTGAAAAGAAAAGACGCTAAACAAGAAGGACTAATGAAAGCTATAAAAGCAAAAATAGATAAATATGTTCAAAACAATAGACAGTAAAAAATCCAAGGGGTTATGTGTAGCTCACAGATGCTCTAACAAAAGTACTCCTAAGGATAGATTCTGTTCTAAACACAGTAAAAGATATCAGAAACATAAGAATGCAATAAAGTATACTTACCACCAAAAGAAATTCAGAGCTATAGAAAGAGGGATCTCCTGGGAGTTAACTGTAAAAGAATTTACAGATTTCTGTAGCTATACAAACTACATGGAACTAAAAGGAAAGACTTCTACATCTGCATCAATAGACAGAATAAGATCAGAAGAGGGGTATCACAAAGACAACATTCAAATTTTAACTCTGGGAGACAACACTAGAAAAATGCACGAGGACAATTGTCCTTTCTAAAATTATGGCAACAAAATATTTAATATGGTACGTACAATGGGAAAATCAACCTAAATTAATAGAGAAGCAACGTTTCATTGAATACACGAGTATAAAAGCTTTCAACAAAGATCTACTGAGATTAAGAAAAAATCCTATGGTATCAAGACTTAAACATACAACGTTTGAAAATTAGTTTCAAAAAAAGATGAAAAATATTTTTATATTAAATAATTTAGTTGTATGTTAGCTCCATAATTAAAAACAAGCAACCATGGGAAAATATTCAATTTCAGCTACGAAAGAAGATTACAACAAAATGTATGAAAAGCTAAGAGAACTAGAGTCTAAGATGAATGGCAACTGGAAAGGGGATAAGATTAAAAGATCAAGTTTAGATCAATTAGAAGTTCTTTATTCTGCAACAAAAAGGAGAATAGAGTCTCCAGATTATGAATTAATTAAAACAAGCTAAATTATGAAAGCAAAAATTTTTACAAAAGGAAACGAAAGTCAAATCTATTTATCGAATGGATCGGATTTCAAAAACAAAAAAGGAGAAGCCAAAGAGCAACTCATAGAAAGAGTTAGAAAATATGTTGAAGAAGACTTAATAGAGTCATTCGACCTAAAATTCATGGATGCTAAAAGCGTCAAAGCTCTTGCAAGTAAAGCAGTCCTTAAAACTTACCCTAACGTAAAAGGACTATTCAAAGAATTGTTAGGAGATTTATTGATCTCTAGAGGGATAGATATTCCGACAGAAGAGGAAAAACCAAAAGCTAAAAAGGAAATCCCTAAAAAGCCAGATTCTCCCAAAGATTCTCCCAAAGATTCTCCCAAGGACCGAACGGGAAGGCAAGCGATTTTAGATGCTTTCAAAGGAACTGAAGCCTACAAGAAGGCCAAGAAAAATGTAGGAAGGGATGTAACTTATAGAAACAGAGGGAATAAAAAGGATAATGTAGGCATAGTTAAAGGGGTATTGATCAACCGAAATGCTACTAAAGCATACTACATGGTGTTAAACATCCACACGGGAAAAAGAGATTCTTGTATCTTCGAAAACCTAAAATTTATAAACTAAAATGGCTTACGACGATAAAGGGACTGCAAGCCACTATGATGATCAGAGAATAAACATGGCTCACATGGTGGAAAGAATATGGGGAACAGAAGCAGCTATGTTATTCCATGAAATGAATGCTTTTAAATATAGAATGAGAATAGGAAAAAAAGACGATCCTTCTCAAGAGATACTAAAAGCAGAATGGTCGGAAAAGATGGCTAAATTTCTTAAAAATAAGACTATCCGAATGAAGGGGATAGGTTTAGGAGATCATCCCCTTTACTCTGAATTCAAAGATATACTAGAGGGGAAAATAGGTACAGAATGCACTTGTCACATAGGAGCACCATACAACAGTTTATGTTGCCCAATACATAAAAACGATGGATAGAATATTTCCTTCCCCTTTCGAAATGATAAGATATGCTGGAGAATTACTATCGGGTCCTTCTTCGAAAGTTATAGATCCCGGAAAATGGCAAGGGATACAGATACAAAATTTCAAAATGGTAGAGATTTTCGATAGAGTATTTAGATGTAACATTCCGGGATCTTTTGAACAATTGGCAATTGAAACTAATGCGGATCTCCCTTGGGCAGAAGATCATTTCAATGAGCGAATAGGAGAAAAACCTACTAACCCTGGGGACACTTACCTCTACTGGCCTTACTATAAGGAAGACGAAAGGATAAGATCTAAAATCTTCACCCATACTTATCAAGAAAGATTTTGGCCTAAAAGAGTAGGAAAAATCACTAATAGATTAGAGGAAGACAACAAAGGGTTGAGATATGGATTAGGAGACTATTTTGATGTAGTTACTCATCTTGCAAAAAATCCTTATACAAGACAGGCATTTCTACCTATATGGTTTCCGGAAGATACCGGAGTAAGACATAAAGGAAGAGTTCCGTGCACATTAGGGTATTTGTTCTCATATCGAGAAGGATATTTACATTTGACTTATTACATAAGATCATGTGATTATATTAGGCATTTTAAAAACGACGTGTACATGGCTTGTAGGTTATTACAGCACACTCTAGAACTATTAAGCTATCAGAGCAGTAGTATAGATTGGACGAAAGTAAAACCCGGGAGACTAAAAATGGATGTTGAGTCCTTACACATATTCGAATCAGACAAATTAGAACTTAAAAAACGATTGAAATAATGAGCGTATACACCAACAAATTAAACAGACCAGGAGAATCATTAAAGTTTAGAATGGACATACCTGAAGACTTCCACTGGGAAGATTTAACCATAGAAGAGTTCTTTGGTGAAATATATGATACTGAAAACGATAAATATTATTCTCGTAATTGCGGAAGAGATTATCGTCCTAAATCCAAACAGAAGCATTTGGACGAAGGTCACTTCCAAGGATATTCGTTTGGAGTAGAACGTTTCTGTCCAGAAGGAGGGAGAGTACTAGATCCATTTGTAGGATCAGGAACTGCTATCATAGAATCCTATTTACAAGGAAGACACGGAGTAGGCATCGAAGTAGAATTCAATCAATTACTAGATGATAACATTAAACATATTCAGGAGAATCATCCGACTAAAGGATCAATGGAGAGACTACTCGGAGATTGTAGAGAAGTACTACATGATGTGAATGAAGAAATACTTATGGGAGACACAGAACAATTTGATTTAGTAATCACCGGATTCCCTTACCCCATAATTAGTGGCAATGTTACTTCAGATGCTCCTATGAATCCAAATAAAAACGGAGGAAAAGGATTTCAGAAGATCGATTATGAAGCAGAAAAATCCTTAGGTAAACTCAAATGGAAGGGAAATTTTAGACCGGAAATGGCTAAGGTGTTAACTCAGGCAACTCAGGGATTAAAGGTAGGAGGCCATTTCATAACCCTTATAAAAGATTGCGTAAATAACAAAAAAGCATTTCTTTTACAGGACTACGTGAATCAAGATTTTATGGCAATGAATCCTAACTTTGAAATCAAAGGATGGTACATCCATAGGCACTGTCCGGAAACTATGTTTATGAGAACTTACAACAAAAGATTTCCAGATGTAAAAATTCCATTTTACCAGGTAGGGCTAGTATTAGAAAAAATATCAGAATGATGAAAGAAAATGTAATAGTAAAAGAACTAATGAGGTCTGAAAGAATATACGGAATCTTAATCGGGATTCTAATAACATTCTTAACCATGTCTGGAGTAATCATATTAATCCTTTTAAACTATGAACTATGTGCGGAATAGCAATTAAATACAAGGATCACACCTGTAGTGCCAATAAAATTTCCCACAGGGGAATATACGGCAAAGGAAAACAGTTCGGAGATTATCTCATGACTCACTACAAACTTCCTTTGCAAACAGAACCAGGGGATGAATTTGATCAGCCTATTCGACTTAGAAATGGGAATTATCTTTTGTTCAACGGCGAGATATTCAATGCTCCTAAGGAGTTTAAAAACGATGTTGAATATCTGGTAGATTTTTTCTCTAAACCGAATTGGTTAGAATCCATAGGAGGAGCAGAATATAATCACTGGGATGGATTTTGGGCGATATGTATTGTCACACACGATAAGGTATACGCTTTTACTGATCCCTTAGGCAAGAAGCAATTGTATTTCAGAGACGGATGCATAAGTTCGGAGATGAAACCCTTACTGTCCAACAGTAACAAAGATCCGAGATTCGATCAAGATGAAGTAATTGCCACAAGCGTAACTCCTTTCCATGGAGTTAGTAGAATATTACCTAACAGACTATACTGGTTTAAAGGAACTCAAGCAAACAGAAGCTCAAGGGAACTATTTGATCTCCGTAGACCTTCGAAGGATAAAGATCTCGTTAGGATGATTCATAACTCAGTAGAGAAAAGACTCATCAATACTCTAGACCAAAATACTTTGTTCGTAAGCGGGGGACTAGACTCAACCATAATCCTGAGTCACCTCCATTCGTTAGGAGTTGCTGACGACTTCCAATTACTTTCTGTAGACAATTATAAAGATTCAGAATTTTTGTCCTGTATAGAGTCCTATTTTGGATATAAGGTAGATGTAATTCCTTCAGAACCTTATTCGGAAGATCAATTGAGAAAAGCTATAAAAGTATATGAGTATCCTTTGGAAAGAGGATCCCTATTGCAACAATTTAGATTATGCTCAAAAGTAAAAGGATCCGTAATTTATTCAGGGGATGGAGCAGATGAATTATTCTCTGGATATTCTAGAGCTCAGATTCACGATTCCCAGAACTTCGATGTATTTGTAGAACTGCCTTATTATCACCATTTAAGATTAGACAGAATCCCTATGCACTTTACAAAGGAATTAAGATCCCCTTTTCTAGATCACGAGATAGTTAGATTTGCTCTTAATTGTCCTTATGAATATCGTAAAGGCAAAAAAATACTGAAAGAATTATATAAAGGATCAATCCCTGATGAGATTATAAATAGAGAAAAATCTCCTCTGAGGGAAGAAAGTATGATCAGAGACAGAAACTCTTACATTGAAAAAATAAAAACAACTTTTAATCAAATAAATTATGAAATTAACTAATGAATTTTTACCTATAAGAATGTGGGCAGGAAAAAGAGGGATCTACAGAAAAGGGGATGTGAAAACTCAATTGATAAAACTGGTAGAGGAGCAAGGAGAATTGGCTAAGGCTATTCTCAAGGAAGATGACAAAGAGTTCATAGATGCTATAGGGGACTGCGTTGTAGTACTTACTAATCTTGCTCATCTGGGAGGAGTAAGCATAGAAGACTGTATAAATTCAGCTTTTAAGGAAATAGAAAATAGAGAGGGAGAAATGAAAAATGGAACTTTTGTTAAAAAATAATTTCACTTTTTATTGAAAATTATTTTTATATCTTAGAACTTATCAGTATGTTAGCTATGTAATTAAAAACAAGCAACATTATGAAACACGTAAAAACAGTATCCTTAGAATTTCCAAACGGAGATTTATTAATTGGATGCACAGGTAAAGAAGGGCGAAGAATGTTCTTCATCAAAACTTCAGATGGGATTTTCGAATATTCTGAAGACGAAGTAGAAGAGATCTACAATGGATTAGTTCCCGCAGACACTCATTTAGTAGGTATTAAAACAAGTTAAGCCATGTACATAGGAAAAACAAAAATACTAGACGAAGATCTAAAAGTAGATCAGCCTATCCAAGGAGAAAAATACCACACGAGTTGGGCAAAGAGAGGATGTGTATGGAAGTTCACAGGTTTTGATGCAGGAGGAATGTGTCTCCTGGAAACTCCTAAGTCGAGGAAATTGATCAAAACATCGATCACTTCATTAAGACACATTAATCGTAACGCACTTAATAATGCTCAAAAAAGATTGAAAGATGGAAATGAATGATGTGATAATACTAGTATTATTTCTAATAAGTCTAGTGATAGTACACTGGTTTGATTATGATAAATCTGATCTATTTTGATCCTTGATCCGTATAAAAGATACGACAGGAGGAATTCCATCCTATACGAGGATGGAATTCCTTTCATAAAACTAAAACAAATATTTCCTGACAGAGAAGATCTCCAGGACGGATTCAGAGACTATATGAATTCTCATTTTATAAATTATCCTAATTCACACGAAATAATAATGTATAAGCCAATAGTTAAAATATTTTACGATTTAGAAACCACAGGAGTGGACTTTATGAAAAACGGAATTCACCATATTTCAGGACTCATAGAAATAGATGATGAGATCAGAGATGAATTCGACTTCAGAGTAAAACCTCATCCTAAGTCAGTGATAGAAGATAAAGCCTTAGAGGTGTCAAACACCACCAGGGAAGATCTGGAGGGATTTGCAGGAATGGAAGTCACTTACAGAAAACTTTTAGAAATATTAGGCAAACACTGTGATAGATTCGATCGCAAAGACAAGATATGGCTGATAGGTTTCAATAATAGAAAGTTTGATGATCTATTCCTTAGAAAATGGTTTGAACTCAACAAAGATGCATTTTTTGGATCTTGGTTTTGGTCTGACACTCTAGATGTTATGGTTTTAACTTCTCAATACCTGATTGAAAGAAGAAGATCAATGAAAAACTTTAAGCTGCAGACAGTAGCTCACGAATTAGGGATTGTGGTAGATGAATCAAGATTGCACGATGCAAAATACGATTTGGAACTCACAAGAGATATTTACAGAATAGTAACCGGGTTAGAAATAGAACTATGAAAGATAAAGATAAATTATTCGCTCAATACCCGTACTAATTAGTCTTGAGTGCGCCTTTTTGCTAACGGCATCTTGTATGGGATCGTTGCGACTTAAACAACTGAACTATGAGAAAAGTATTTAAGTGAAAATTATAATGGACTCTTTGATGAATTTGATATTACGGAACTACAAGATATTATACAGGCTATGGAAGATTACAAAGACCAAGCATTAATTATAAACGTTTTGTGCATGATTAGTAGCGTAATTAATAACTTAACAAAATAAATAATAATGGAAAATATACAAAATTACAAAGATGCACTTGCTTCTGTTTCTAAGAAAGAAATGGAACAAAGAAAAACTATTAAAAGACTATTGCAAGAAAAAGAAGAACTA